AATACACCTGAATCAGTAGCAGAACCTGAAGCTGAAGCTGAAGCAGTAGCAGAACTGGATAAAAAAATAGATCTAACCACAAAATCCAAGCCTGACGCAAGCAAAGCAGCTCTTGCGTTACAAACATTGCTCAAGAAAGAACAAGACGACCTTGCTTCACAAATAGAAGAAAAAAACAACACAAAATCATTAATGTCTATTCTTCCATTGTTGACTAAGAAACAAAAATTGGAGAAAGAAATTATTGACGAAGAAAAAGAAAGAAAGAAAATAGAAAAAACTGGAAAAAAACTGGAAAAACAGACAGAAAACGATATTAATAATATTGATTCTGAAATCAGCGAAAAAACGAATATTCAGTCGTTAGTGTCTATTCTTCCATTATTAGCACAAAAACAAAAACTCGAACAAGATATTACCATGGAAGAAAATAAAATAAAGCAAATGGAAAAAGAAACGAAGAAAGAGCAACAAAAATTAGACACAGAAATTAAATCCATTGATTCACAGATTAGCGAAAAAACGAATGTGAAATCATTATTGTCCATTCTTCCATTATTAGCTCAAAAACAGAAATTAGAAGAAGCAATTAAAGCAGAAACCAAAGAAATAGAAGCACATATGAAGGAACAAGAATCTAGAGTTAAGCAACTCGAAAAAGAAATCGCTGTAATCGAACAAAATACCAAACAACACGAAATCCTACAAAAACTTCTTCCTATTTTACCACTTCTGACAGAAAGACAAAAATTATATGATGAATTGAACCCTAAAATGACTATGGCAAAAATGGGAGAAGATTTGAAGAATATGTTCAGTAATGCACGAGGAATGATGCCATCCATGCCGAATATGTGTAATGCCGACGTAACAGGTTCAGCGTCTAGAGCATTGTCTGGTTTGTCTAGTTATTTAAGTGGAATATATCAAGATTTATTTGAACCGTATAACGAAGAGTTCACCGTGCATCGTCCACCTGAACAACTTGGTCATCTAGACAAAGACAGAATTGCGGAGTATAAATATCTAGGTAAGTTTTCTATGGATATGGAGATCGGAGACCAACCTTTTAAACAAGTTGCTCATGTGTATTATAATTTCAAGGATAATATATTCCATACAGAAATGGAATTAGATGATATTCTCGCAGTGGATAAGGAAATGGAGAGACAACTTGGATTTGACCCATCCAAATATCCAAATGGTGCGGTTGCTATAATCGGTGAAAATCCTGAAATATTAGCACGTGCTATTGATAAAGATGACCCAGCATATCAACAGAAATTACAACAAATTAAGCAAACATTACAACAAGGAATGATGAATCCTACGATGCCTATGGCAGTTGCTCAACCAGTGGGGGTTGCTGAAAAAGGAACTATCGCAATATAAGATAAGTAAATCAACGTAAATAATATTTTTTCATAAAAACAATTAAATACTTTTTATGAAAACTATCAAATAACCAAAAATCATCATGAAACCAGAACAATTAATTATGGCGCATATTGATTTGCCTGTAAAAATTATTGATAATATGGTGGAACCAATGCAAGAATATTTACATATATCATTTACCCAATGTGAAATTTTACCTGAACGTACTGACTGTGATTTACAAACCGCTTTATCAGATAAAATACAAGAATATTTACATGAACAAAATCAGTTTGACGAATCAGCGCCGATTGAACAACACGACGAGTCGAACGAGATAGTTCAAGATATAGATGAAAAGTCTGAACAAGGATCGACCATATTTCAAGAAGAACCAATTGATAATACTTCTCAGTATATAACTTTAGAAGAATTATCGAATAAAAAGAAGGCGATTCACCATAAACATTCCACTTTTAAAAAGCGTCCTAAAAATATGCATAATCTTACTTGTAAATTGCGATTTATTTCATAGGATAAGGACGTTGGTTTTTTTCAACAATCAAAGGTTCGGGGATAACAACAGCAAGTCGGTCAATCATATTCAATGACTTTACATCATGAAACTTAGGTTGAACCTCTTTTTGTGGGTTCACTAAATTCGTAGACCCAATTCCTAATAACTGGGATTCAATATCACATGCATTACTCGATAGATTTTCGGAAGCCATGCGTCCCATCAGTAAACCGTCTCCGGCAAAATGATTAGTAGGTGCTTTTCCAGATTGCTCATACGTCATGTAATTCGATGCGTTTGTGTAACTACGGATTTCATGTTGATAATCACCAATAGAATTCTTATTTCTTGTTGAGGCCATTATTTATATAGTGTATACATTTTATTTATATAAAAATGATGTTTATATAAACACTAAATCAAGATTCTATTTAGTAAGGAAATATTATATAATAATTATGTATAATCATGAATTTTTTAATGCGTCCTAGACCTAACTTGAAGGCACAAGCTGCCGCTCGTCAAGCCGCCGCTGCTAAACAAGCCGCTGAGGAAGAGGCCAAGAAGAAGGCTGAAGCAGAGGCCAAGAAGAAGGCTGAGGAAGAGGCCAAGAAGAAGGCTGAGGAAGAGGCCAAGAAGAAGGCTGATGCCGAGGCCAAGAAGAAGGCTGAGGAAGAGGCCAAGAAGAAGGCTGAGGAAGAGGCCAAGAAGAAGGCTGAGGCCGAGGCCAAGAAGAAGGCTGAGGCCGAGGCCAAGAAGAAGGCTGAGGCCGAGGCCAAGAAGAAGGCTGATGCCGAGGCCAAGAAGAAGGCTGAGGCCGAGGCCAAGAAGAAGGCTGAGGAAGAGGCTAAGAAAGAAGAGTAAATTTCGTGGTCATTTATCCATATAACTTATTATGCAAATTTACATAATATATGCTTGTTGTATCAAACATACCAGTAAGCATATATTCTCTATAACACGGTATGAAGACATCTAAATAATCATAACTACACAAGACCGCAAGTCCAATTTCGGGATCGATAGAAAACATACATGCTGCGGCCTTTTCAAATATTTCTTTGAAAATTGAATGATCCTTGGTGTTTGCATAAATTCGGTCTAACGCAACAGACATAGTTTTTTCATCATATTCTAACTCATCTTTGCTCTCACTATCAATAGAATCATCTATGTCTGGATAATTAGAAGAGTTCATACAAAATATACGTCTCATTTCATTACGGTATTCATTCGTATTATTGTAGGTATGTTGAACAAAGTCTTTTTCTTCACAATAAAGCATAATAGTAGTGTAAAATATATTGATAGTTCTAAATAGATTTTACATATGTATATGTTGCAATTTATCATACAATGTGAATTTATGTTGAGTTTGACGAATACTTTTTTGAACGCTTTTGTATGATAGACAAACTAATTTTCCAATGTCTTTATGCTTACGAATAACTTGACCACTAAAAATATCGTATCGCAATAAAAATATATATCGATCAATCGGACGAATGTTGTTCAAAAATTCACGAATATACAGAATGAAAGTTTTATGTTCGTATTCACTCATCCCGAGATTGCTTTTCATAATTACAGTGTGGGGTTTACGTTGTTGGTATAATTCAACTTGGGTATGATTACTCACTTTTTTCTTTAGATGCATCAATTCATAATGGGTAAACCGCCCTCCAATATGTTTACGAGTGAATGCCTTATACAATTCTCCTTGTACATATTTATTAGCATAACAAGGTACACTTACACGACCGTCATAATGTTTCATTGATTTTACCAGACCCAATAAACAAGACTGCACTAATTCGCTGTTTGAAACATAATTATTTTGCATGTGATATTTTTTTCTGAATACGTTTGCTTGTTTCATTGCCCAATAACTATATTTCGATATTAATACTTGTTTGACCTTACTTTTTATAAGAGGAGAACTATCTGGATGTTGTAATATATTTGTAATATATTGTTTTTGTGTAAATGTTAAATAATAACTGCTACATAAACACAGTGCGATAGAATACAATAATAAATGAAACATGTTTGTTATTGTATAACTATGAAAAGTTATCTATTACATTTTCAAAACTAATTTATACAGTTGGACAAAATACCCAATCCAAATCTTCACATACCTTTTTCCAAATCATGTCTTGTTCCAATTGCTTTTCACGATCTTTCATCATAGGGATATAGGGTAAATATTGAGTCTGGTCTAACAAATTACACAATTGATACAATGTATATGTATAATTGAAGAAATTGGTTCGGTTTGCCGGACAATGGACGGCCCAAGGTTTCTGAATTTCAATAAATAATACACACAATGTTTCATGTAGTTCTTCATTCATAACAGGTGGTTTAATACCAAACAGAGAATTAATGTATTGAATATGTTCAAAATACTTATTCAGACCTAATTTACGTAATATATCACGCATTTTGTTATAATTCAATGTGGACATATCTTCAATACGCTCTTTTTTGATACGCGCTTTAATTGCATCAATCACTTCATCTGGAATTTGTGTGGTTTCTTTTGCTTGGAACTGAGATAAAATTTCCTTGAAATGATTCAAACGAATATAAGCAGTGTAAGATACTTCGTTTGGTGGGTCTTTGTTGTTAGGTTTGGCACCATCAATAATATAGGTGATGAATTTTGCACATTCGGGATTATTACAAATCAAAATACCTTCTTCGTCTTGAGGAATCATTTCACCCTTGCTACATACTTGACATACATCAGAAGCAACAATACAATCTTGCATATTATAATTATCATTACTGACATTTTTCCAATAATTTTGATAATATTTCTTAGATTGAACATATTTTACACTTTGAGGATTAGCAGCATCAGTAGTGGTTGACTTGATTTTGAAAAAAGAATTAATCACATCTGAATGTTGGTTAGGTGTTTCATTTGCTGAAATTTGTTTTTTCTGTTCAAAATAATCAAAAATGTATTTTGAATTATTGAGATAATAATCTTTTTTCTGTTGTTTCATCTCATTTATTTCAGATTGAATTGCATAAATGCGGTCGCGAGTTTCCATATATTCGTCAATTTGTGATTTTTTTAACGAACGTATATAATTTTTGAGTTGCTGCTTTTCTTCCATTAACTCGGGTATAACGGTTTCATGATTATGATTGATTTCATTAATAATTTCTGTATGTTTTTCATCAATCGTGTGAACTGATGTTTTGATAACTTTTGACGAAGACATGTTGGTATTTTGAATATATTTATGAGAGTGTTTTTATGTTAATTTTATCGTTAACAATAAACAAAGTTCTTGTAAATTCGTCAAAACTCTACATAAAAACCATCTATGAAATGTATATGTCAGATAATCCAAAAAAAATTGTAATTGACCAAGATAATGAACTAAAAATAGGAAAGAGTCAATTTCAAAAAATGGTATTCATTATGAACGCATTGGAAAAAGGGTGGTCTATAAAAAAACAAAATGACAAATATATTTTTACAAAGAAGCATGAAAATAAACGCGAAATATTCGAAGAAAACTATTTAGAACGGTTCATTATAAGCAATTCTACCGAACGATGTTTTCTGGACAATTAAAATATATTTAGGTCCATATATTTTTATTTTACAATTGTGATGTAATATGGTTACAATTGTAAAATACAAAATTACAAATACTTATGGTAAGCAGTGCGAATTGTATTTTTTCCAAGTAAACTACAATTGTGGTGTGTAGGTGAGATATAATTTAGGAAAAGTGATCATACAAGAATAAAAATGAATTTAATGTGTTTTTCTCAGAATTATTTTCTTTTGTAATAATATATATAATCCAAAATGGCTGGAGGACTTATGCAACTTGTCGCCTATGGCGCCCAAGACGTGTTCCTTACTGGAACCCCTGAGATCACTTTCTGGAAGGTGTCTTACAGACGCCACACCAACTTCGCGATGGAGTCCATCGAGCAGACCTTCTCCGGACAGGCTGACTTCGGACGTCGCGTGACCTGCACCATCTCCCGTAATGGTGACCTTGCCTACCGCACCTACCTTCAGGTGACTCTTCCCGAGATCAACCAAGACGTTGCCTCCGGTGACGTGTATGCCCGCTGGTTGGACTTCGTTGGTGAGCAGCTCATCGCCCAGGTGGAGATTGAGGTTGGTGGCCAGCGCATCGACCGCCAATATGGCGACTGGATGCACATCTGGAACCAGCTGACCCTTTCCAAGGAGCAGCAGTCTGGTTACCACAAGATGATCGGAAACACCACCGCCCTTACCTACATCACCGACCCCAACTTCGCCGCTGTGTCTGGTCCCTGTGCTTCCACTTCTGCCCCTTCCCAGGTGTGCGCTCCCCGCAACGCCCTTCCTGAGACCACCCTTTACGTGCCCCTTCAGTTCTGGTACTGCCGCAACCCCGGTCTTGCTCTTCCCCTCATTGCTCTGCAATACCACGAGGTGAAGATCAACATTGACTTCCGCCCCATCGGTGAGTGCCTGTGGGCCGTGAGCACCCTTGCTTCCGGTTCCGGCTCCAAGTCTGTTGCCGCCGCCTACCAGCAGTCTCTGGTGGCCGCTTCTCTGTATGTGGATTACATCTTCCTTGATACCGATGAGCGCCGCAAGATGGCCCAGAACCCCCACGAGTATCTCATCGAGCAGGTGCAGTTCACCGGCGACGAGTCCGTTGGTTCTTCTTCCAACAAGATCAAGCTGAACTTCAACCACCCCTGTAAGGAGCTTGTGTGGGTTGTGCAGCCTGATGCTAACGTTGACTACTGCTCTTCCCTTGAGGCCGACAGCACCCTTTTCAAGACCCTTGGTGCCCAGCCTTTCAACTACACCGATGCCATTGATGCTCTTCCCAACGCCATCCACGCCTTCGGTGGTGAGAACTCCAACGCTACCGTCATCTCTGGTGGTGTGTTCGAGATGAACAACGCCGCTGACGTGACTGGCATTGATGCCGCCGCTGGTGGTTCCGGTCTTTCTGATGCCGGTACCTTCGTGCTTGCCGAGACCGCCCTTGACATGCACTGCTGGGGTGAGAACCCTGTCGTGACCGCCAAGCTTCAGCTTAACGGCCAGGACCGCTTCTCCGAGCGTGAGGGATCCTACTTCGATACCGTCCAGCCCTTCCAGCACCACACCCGCGCCCCTGACGCTGGTATCAACGTGTACTCCTTCGCCCTTCGCCCTGAGGAGCACCAGCCTTCTGGAAGCTGCAACTTCTCCCGCATTGACAACGCTGTCCTCCAGCTTGTCCTTTCCTCCAACACCGTCTCTGGCACCAACACCGCCAAGGTCAGAGTGTACGCTGTGAATTATAATGTTCTCCGTGTGATGTCGGGCATGGCAGGAATTGCGTACAGTAATTAAATAGAGTGCCTGGAATCGTGCTGGGATAGGGACCTACAAATTAAAAATTCATTAATTATCTTATTAAAAACACCTAAAAAATAATTAAAAATCATACACTTAATTATTTTTAATACCACATAAACACTATCAATATGTACGGGGGACCTACATAATATTATGTATCTAATAAATGGGGGACCAACAAATTAAAAATAATATTAAATTCTAATTATTTTTAATTTAACTTGATGATGCTTTCTTTTTTGCACGATATTCTGCGAGTTCTTTTGCTTTCATTTTCTTATATTCTTCATCGCCGTATTTTTCACGCAACGCTTGTCTTTGTTTCTGCTTTTTAATTCTTGCAGCCTCACGCAACTCTTCCTTTGTTTTTTTTTGTTTGTTTTGTACAATCTTCTTATTTAATTTTGTTTTACTATTTTCAGTA